GTACGAGATGGCAAAGTCCGTCATGGGGATAACCGACAGCTTTCAAGGCAAGCCTGACCGCACAGCACAGTCTGGCCGGGCAAAAGAAGCGCAGATCGCACAGGCAGCCGGGCGAATTCGTTCCAAGCAGGTGATGAAAAACGCCGCTTATGCCGACCTGTACGAAACCATGTTTAAGTTTATGCTGGCCTATGCGGACGAGCCTAGAACCTACACCAGCACCGGATACAACGGAAACCAGATACAGCAGGTTTTTAACCGCTATGACTTCCTCGAGCAAGACGAATACGGAAACTGGTACTACGATGACCAGTATCTTTTCTCTGTGGACGAAACCGGGATGCACGGCAATAACACAGCCTTTTTGCTGGAGGACTTGCGCACAGATTTGGAGATTGGCGCATACGGCCCGAGGGATGACCCGGAAACCATGCTGTCCTACTGGCAAGAAAAAGAAATCATGGGCTACCCCAACGCAAAGCGGAACGTGGAGCGTTGGCAGAATAGGCTGGAAGCCATGAAGCAACAAGCACAGATGACGCAGATACATGGGCCGCCGCAGGGGATGCCGCCAATGATGGGAGGTGGTGGGATTGAAGTGCCCCAAATGTAAAAACGAAACCTTTTTAGACCATGTGGAAAAGTGGGAGGGGTTAGATAAATATTTTTATGTTTGTGTTAATCCCCAATGCACGGAGCACCGCAAGGCTTTTTCCCCAAGCGGAGAGGAAGCACAGATGAAGATTAAGCCGAAAGCCGCCAAATAGGGCGGTATTTTTATTTCGCATGGCAACAGCGCAAAAATGCCGAAAAGAAAGGGAATCGTATGAAAGACTTGCTTATTCTTTCGATGCAGTTTTTTGCGGAGGAAGAACCTAACCCAGTAGACGATGGGCCGGATTCAGTCGTGGAGAATCCAGAACCCGCAGAGGATACCGATGAAGTGCCGGAAGATGGCGTTGAATTGGATGGCGAAGCCGGGGAGCCGGAAGTAGAGCCGGAGGAACCGGAGCAGGAACCCGCCAAGCCTGCACAATCTGCGGAGGACAACCGAAAGTTCGCAACCATGCGCCGGCAGCTGGAACAGGCCCAAAGGGAAGCCCAAGCGCTGCGAGATGAAGCCCAAGCGCTGCGATATGAAGCCGCAAGAGCAAAGGAGTACCGGGAGGTGCTTGGACGCTTCTATGGCTATCAGGGGGACGATGACGAGGTTATATCCCACCTTGTAGCGCAGTCCAATCAAATGACACCGGAGCAGTATAAAGCCCAAAGAGATGCCCAAAGGATGGAAATTGAGAGAGCCATTCAAAACGACCCAAGGGTGCGGATGGCACAGGAGCTTTCGGAGCGGATGGCGGTACAGGCTGCCATGCAAAGGGATTTTGCAGCGATTAAAGCAGCGTTTCCTGATGACCCGGGCACTGATATGAACACCATTCATGGCAGCGGAGAGGTTGCAAGGCTAATTTGCTCTGGTGTAGACCCAGTTAAGGCATACCGGGCTGTCAACTTTGAGATTCTGGTCGAGAAAAAGGCGGCAGCGGCAAAGCGGACGGCAGAAAACAAAAAAGGCAAAGAACATCTTGTACCCACAGGCGGCACGGCTGGAGGGGCTGGCGGCAAGGAGATTCCCAAAGACTTGCTGGCTCTTTACCGTGACACATGGCCTGACGAAACAGACGCACAGCTGCGTCAGCGGTACAACAACGTATTAAAACTACAAGGAGAGTGAATCATGTTTGTTTTTAATCGCTCCCTTTCGGGGGAAAACTTCCAGACTACTAGAGTTCTGCCTACCACGGCAGAGGAAACCTACACCGAGGGAGAGGGGCTTGTAATGTCCTCTGGCGCTCTTACCAAGGTGAGCGCAACTGCAAAGCCGGAATACATTGCAGCGGCTTCTTACGTGGCTCCTGCAAGCGGAAACAAGCCTTTGGCGGTGTATCCGGTACTTCCGCATCATGAGTATTGGACTACCTTTGCCGCAGACGCTTCTGCGGTGGCGGAAGGTGCAAAAGTGACCATTCACACGGACGGGGCGCAGGTAACGGCTACCACAACTAGCGGCGTGGCGACCATCACCCGCAAGCTGGGCAGCGGTGCTTCCGGTACTCCTGTTTTGATTCGATTTGTTTAAAGGGAGGTTTTAAATAATGGCAGGTGTAGTATTTTCGAAGCTTTCCGGTAAAAACGATTCCACGTTTAAGGCGGTTGAGGGGCTTCTTACCGAAATCATTAAGGACGTGGACACCGGGAAAAACAAGGACGATGAAGTCCTGAATGCTATTTTTAATGTGAAAAAGTCCAGCAAGTTTGGCGAACGGGCTGGCGGCCTAACCGAGTTTGCGGACTTTTCTTTTGTCAACGAGGGCGGGGAAGCTATCGCCGATGAAATCCAAGAGGGGTTCGGCAAGCTCATCGAGCACAAGGCGGTGCTGAAAAGCTTTGTTACCACCAAGGAGATGGTGGATGACAACCGGCTGGAAGATGCAAAAATGGCTGCGGCTAACTTTGTACGCTCCTACAAGCGCACTCGGCTGCGCTATGCCACAGAGTATCTCGCCGCAGAGGGCGCAACCTTTACTTACGGCGGGTTGACTCACGATCGCACCACGGGGGACGGAGTGGCCCTGTTCGCCACCAACCACCCCGGCAAGCGCCATGGAGTAGACACCCAGTCCAACGTGTTCACCAATGCACTTGGCAACGATGTGCATATGCTCAATCGGCTTGCGAACATCGGCAGAAACTTCAAGAACGAGTCTGGAAATGTCTTGGGGTACACCTTTGACACCCTGATTATTCCCGGCAACGTGCCCGAGTTGGAGGAAATTGCCAACCGCATCATTTATACCGGGCTTGTGGTGGGCTCTGCCAACAACGACATCAACACCCAAAAGGGCAAGTGGAAACTGATTGTAAACCACCAGTGGGAAGCTGCCGCCAATACGAAGCCTTATATCCTCATGTCCAGCGAAGCCAACAAGGAGCTGCGTGGCCTTGTGTTCTTCGACCGCACCCCTCTGGATGTAATGAATGAGGTGGACATCAAGACCCGCAATCTGGTATGGAGCGGCTACGGACGCTTCTCTGTGGGTAGCTTCAACTGGCGCGCGGTGATTCTTGCGGGAGCGCAAAACGGCACTACATTAACGTAAACCAATATACGCTCTTGATAAATCATCCCGCGTGTGGTATAATAAAATAAAAAGCCATACGCGGGAGTTGATTCAATGGAGCAGTGGAAAAACGTTGTCGGATATGAGGGGCTTTATCTTATTTCATCACACGGAAGAGTTTTTAGCGTGAGAAGTAACAAAGAGTTAAGGCCGCAGGTGCAACGCCTAGGTTATTGCCGTATTGAGCTGAACGTTAATGGTAAGTCAGAGAAAAAGTTCATACACAGACTTGTGGCGGAGGCATTCATAGAAAATCCGCACAACTTCCCAATTATTAACCACAAAGACGAAAACCCATCCAACAACCATGTTGACAATTTGGAATGGTGTACACACAAGTACAATGTCGGATATGGGACATGCCCAGAGAAGCGAATCAAGAACACCTCTTATAGGCGTGGCGCAGACGCGCCAAACAGCAGACATGTGTTCCAATTCGATCTAAATGGCAATCTCATAGCCGAATATGTTTCCTGCGCCGAGGCCGCAAAAAAAACTGGATTTAGCCACAAGTCGATCTCTAAAGGCTGCACTGGAAGGCTAAAGGTGTATAAGGGATATGTGTGGAGCTATGACGGTACATTTAAGCTTGAGCCTAAGAAGCGAACACCAAGGCGAGGTGCGGTTCTTATGTACGACAAGGACGGAAACATACTAAAGCGATACAAATGCGCCGCAGACGTAGCGTTGGATGGATTTAACGTAGACAACGTCCGACAATGTTGCACAGGGGCAAAAAAGAGCCACGCGGGTTACGTGTGGCGGTACGAAAACAAACAATACCGCAAAAAGAAGCAGCCTGAATAAGGTTGCTTCTTTTATGTAGGAGGACTTATGAGTATTCCTAAGAATCTAAAGATCGGAGATACCTTCGAGGATGACGGCAGAGAATACATTGTTCTGGAGATTGTGGCGGGGGGATATATTTCCTCCGCCGACCCAGAGCTTGTAAAGACCGCCAAGAGCAAGGGCGGTAGACCCAGAAAGGAGAAATCCAATGGAAACGACTAATTTCACACACTTGCGGGCGGAGACCATCGGCGGTAACGCCGCGGTGGGGAGTTTGAAAGTCGGCACGCTTGCGCTGTCTAAGGCTGATAGTTATGCTCTTGCAACGGAAGAAAAGAACAATGTATTTATCGGCTGCACCATGAGCGAGGCCTCAAAGGCGCTGACGCTTGGGCTTCCAGCTGGGCAGCTTGTCATTGTCAAGAACACGGGAGGCACAAACGCCTTTACGGTGAAGAATGCTTCCGATGATACAGGCACTTCCCTTGCGGCTGGAAAAAGCCTGCTGATCGTTGCGGGCACAGCCAAGGACACAAGCGTTGTAATCGCGCTGGACTAAGGGGCTACGGCCCCTTTTTTATCACAGCAATAGACGCATGGCGGGGGCAGTACCCGCAGCAGTGAAAAAGGAGTGGTTTCGTGGCGATTGGGATTATATCTGATAAGCAAAGGGAATATTTTGAATTTCTGATCGAATTTTTGGAGAAAGCGGAAGATTACGAGCTGGACGGTATGGTGA